GTCTTTAGATATTGATCCAGATCAATTAATTAATGATCCAGAAAAAGCTGCGATCTATGCACAAATAATGGGAATGGTAAATGGAAATACTCAAAACAATCAGGCCCCTGCTGGAGGACAAACCCAAATGGGACAGGCTGGCCCAATGCCTACAGGAGCTTCGCCAACAGATCCAACAGGAGCTGGAGGTGGCAACATCGGAACAGGCAATGTACCGATGCCAGGGGAAGCTGGCTTTAGTGCGTCAAATCCTCAATCTCCAAGAGGCCAACAAACAGAGCAAAATAGATAATGGCAACAACTAAATTTGATCCATATAGAACAACAGGTGGTACTATAGAATTAGTAAGAGATCCTAAAACAGGTGCATATTCAACTAAAACTGTTGGATTTGCTAAATTACCAGTTCTTAACTTACCAACACTTGGAACTACTGCAGCTACAACCACAGCTGCAACAACTAAAACAGCTGCAGATTTAACTGGTACAACTACTGCAGATCAAACTAAAGCAGCATTTAAAGAACCACAAAATGATAGAAGTTTAGATTTAGACTTAACATCACGAGCTAAAGACATAAGTGAATCATTATCTGATATTGACAGTGGTAGAGGTGGAGATAGTGCTAGTGCAATAGCAAGACAGACTGCAAATTTAGATATGGGTGGAACTCCTATGGATGTTGAAAGAAGACAACAACGTCAATTAGGAATGACTGATGATGAAAGAAGACAACAATTTCAAACATCAGGTTTAGGTATTCAAAAAGCAACTGGAGATATAGCTACTCAAGGTCAAAGTAGATTTAGTGGTGATGCAGATACTACGGGTGTTACGGTTAAAGATACTTCAGTTATAGATAGAACACCAACATTTTTAAAAAATTTATTTGGTGAACCAAGAGGTGCAGAAGTTGCTAGAGGTAAAAAAGCTGCAGAATTTACTGATGCAAAAACTAGAGCTGATATGACAACTGATGAAGCAGTGAGAGGCACAGGTACAACTATGCAAACTCAAGAAAGATCAGATTTACCTTCACCACAAGATAGAACTTTAGGTATATCAGCTAAACCAGAAACATTAGGAGATACAGGTGCTAGTATGGATCAAATGTCTGGTACTAAACTTGATACAGCTAGATTTGCAGGAAGCACAGCTGGAACATTGGCAGATCCTGCTGAAAAAGAGGATGTAAAACCTGCTGCTAAAAAAACTTTTTCAGAGTCAGTTAGTACTGCATTAAGAGGTTTTAAAACACCAACCATGGCAATTCTTGAGTCAGTAAGTGGTGCACTTACAGATCCACGACAAAAAGCATTAAATGATAGTAATGCTGCTGCATTAGGATCTTTAGGATATAAAACAAGAGGCCAATTAGGATCTTCTACAGATCCTGGAAGAATAGCTGGTAATCCTGCAAATGATGTTTTTGCAGGGTTAAATTTAAAATCTGCCAGAGGTGATGTAATGAGAGGTGCTAGAAATAGAGTATCTACAGTACAAAAAACTATTGATAAAGCTCTAGCTAAAGGTGATATAGAAAAAGCAAAAAGATATCAAGAAAGAAAAGAAAAATATAATAGGCAGATAGAAAAAGCACAAAAGAAAAAAAATGAAGCTGATTTAGCTACAGGTGGAGTTGCACCAGGAGCAAGTGGTGGAAATAGAGGTAGTGGTAGAAAAATAGTTTGTACTATGATGAATGAATCATATGGATTTGGATCATTTAGAAATAAAATATGGTTAAGACAATCTAAAAATTTAGCACCAGAATATCAAATAGGATATCATAAATTGTTTTTACCTCTAGTAAAATATGCAAAACAAAAAGGTATTACTAATAGTATAGTTAAAAAAACATTAGAACACATCGCTATACATAGAACGATAGATATTAGACAAGAAGAAAAAAATAAAATTCATTTAATTGGAAGAGTATATAGAAAAATATTAGAACCAATTTGTTATTGGGCAGGTAAAAAATAATGGCAATAAAAGATATGAAAGGTACTGTTGTAAAAGATAAAGCTACTATGACAGGTATGATGAATCAATCAACTAAAAAAATAGAGCCAGCTAATTTATCTGGTATGAAAAAACTATTTGATAAACCTGCTAGAGAAGCTCCTGCTCCTAAGGAGCAACCACAAGATATGGGCCTTTTACAGAAAGTAGAAAATTTAACAGATGAAGAAAAAACTATTTTAGCTACAGTTTTATCTCCATCTGTTAGCAATGCTCTTAGAAAGATATCACCTGAGTTAGCACCTTTATTAGATGCAGCAGGAAAATCTGAAGAGAATGTTGTTATACCAGTGTCTATGTTCAAAAATTATGCAGCAAAGACATATGGTGGTGATGAGACACAAGCAGTACAAAGTTTAATTACTGATATGTCTGGACCTGAGATGGAAACACAACCTGTGCCACCTGATACACAATTACCAGATTCAGAAAAATCTATGATACAATCTGAAATTGATGAAATAGATTCTGGAATAATGGATACATAGTATCAGCCCACAAATTATGGAATAGAGCTACCCTTACCCATAAGGCACTCAACCAATAGGTAAAAATAATGGAAGAAGAAAATAAAGTTTCTGAAGAAACTAAAGTTAATATACCAAATGCAAATCCTTATAGCAAAATCAGAGAAGAAGATGATGCAGAAACAGAGGCTTTTGCAAAAGGTGAATTAGCTAAATTTCAAAGGGAACAAAAAGAAAAAGAAGCAATCGCAGCAACCGAACAGAAGGACCCCGATGCAACTGAAGAGACTGCAGACAAATCAGAACAAAAGGCTACTCCTATCGCTGAACGCCCTGCTAAAGCTGAAGATCGTGTTTTTAAAAAACGTTATGACGATTTGAAAAGACACTATGATTCTACAATTCAAAAACACAAGG